GTAATGTAGATTATCTAATTACTGGATTTGGTTGTGGTCAGACTAAGCTATCTAAAGCTGAGTCTTACGGTATAATAATAATTGAAAGTTCAAAACTCTTTCATTAAGGAGCTAAGGTGGATCTTACAGAACAGGAAATCATAGACAAAATTACTGAGCAAAAGATAATCAAAGGTCCATGGCAATCAATACCAGAATCACATGAAGATAAACATAAGAGATTATTTAATAGTCTTATAGAATTACTTCTAGATCTAGATGATGTAGTAGAAGAAGTTCCGAGAGACGCTAAAGGAGATATTGATTGGTCGAAGATATCAATCAACTTCTTGCTCCAATGGACTAGTATAAATGCGTCGAAGATAAGTCATGATCACCAAAAGGAAACTAATGTTAGCCCTATTTGATTTAGATGAAACTTTATACATGGGTGACCTTGTTAAAGTAGCAAGAGAAAAGTTAATACAAGATGGAATTACTTTACCACCATACACTGGTGCCGATACAGTAGACTTCTCCTTTAGTAACTTTCCACTAGTATTAAGAGCTAAGCTATTAGAATTATTTGTAGATCCACAAGAAGCCGCTATAAATAAAACTCCTGTATGTGGATCTTATACGTTGCTATATTATCTAAAAAATATACTTAAGTATAAAATTGGAGTTGTAACTGCAAGACCAAAGCCAATACATGAAGCGACTAACTTTTGCTTATGGAGAGACTTTAATCCTATTAAATTTGATCATGTAATATATGTTAATAACTCCAAAGGACATGACTCTCTATCATCTAAAGCAGAGATGCTAAGAAAATTACAACCAAATTATTACTTTGATGATCACTATGACTTCTGCCTAGAAGCTAGAACTCAGACTATAGCTAACGTATATATGATATCTAATAGCCACACAGGATGGAACATAAGTAAAAGACCAGAGGCTATTGCTAAAGGAATCAAAGTAATTAAGTGTATAACAGAATTTAATGTGAGGAATCTTAGTGGGATATAAATCAAGAACACATTGGGCAATGGGTCAGAACGTAACCGATACTGATTGGAATAAAATCTTTAAGGGGGATGTGAATGAATCTTCGGAAAGACACTCTAACGAAATACGAGATACTGACAAAGATTTTCGACGAGAGGAAGGCGAATGTCTTAACTCGGAAGGAACTGGAAGTCAAGATCAAAGAACAGAACTCGAAGTTAGTCCAACAGCTACAGTTATATCTTAATCCCATTGCGAAAAAAACTAATGTAGGATTTCATATATCAATTCAAGATACTAAAGTAGAACTAAGCACTGTCATGTTTATAATTGGTAAAAGACATACAGAGAAAGCTAGGGTATCATTAGATATGTTGGAGATAAAACTCTGGTTTACTAATCCAGAAGTTCTAAAAGAATTTATTCTTAAAGTAGAAAAATCAATAAGAAATATTAAAGCTTTAACTAAAACTGGAAGAGATAAAGGAACCATACTCCTAACTAATCCAGATTCAATAACCATAGGAATTGATACAAAGGATAGGTATTTTTAATGGCATTACCGTTTAAAGAAACACAGTACGAACCGCTTAATCCCAGTGAAAGAAAGCATTGCGTAAACATTACTACAGAATCAGACAAGCTTCTAGAAAAGAATCTAGTGGAGAACAAAGATAATAAGACTGCATTAGATACACAGGTTGGAGGTAATCATTATAAACAATTTAAGATTCAACCAATAGAATTCTGTCAGAAAAATAGATTGCCTGCTTGTGAGTCAAATATAATTAAGTATGTTTGTCGTCACTCATTTAAAAATGGATTAGAAGATTTAAAAAAAGCAAAACACTGTATAGATTTACTTATACAAATGGAGTATAGTAATGAAAGCGTACAAGCCAACTAAGAGATGTATTAAATACATTAATAGAATGATTAATCAGGAGAAATGGGTTCCTAATAGCAGACTTCCATCTATAAAAAGTATCGCAAATAAATTAAAGGTTTCTTATTCAACAGTAAGAAACGCCTTTACTCGCTTCCAATTAGATGGAACCATAGATAACTATGGTTACCTTGGATTCTATTTAAAATCTAATAAGAACGTGAAGTCTAAATCTTCTTCACTTTTTTCAGATTTTAAACTTTATGTCAGTGCTGCTGATTTGTTTGAACACGATGCTAAAAAGATTAGTAACTGGGCAGTTAAGTATAATGATAAAACAGATAAGATATTTGGATTAAATTTAATTACTGGTATAAGAATCAATAGTACGCTTAGATTTATAGATCAGATATTAAAGAAGCCAGTCACTATAGAAGAAGTAGCTGACTCTATTGGAAGTTTAGATCATGTAGAGATTAAAGATATGTATGATAAACAAATAGAAGTTCTCCCACTAGCTAGACTTGTTATGAAACATAGAAGGGAAATTATACAATGAGCTTCATCTATACCGATTGTTGCTGTGAAGAGATGTTAACTAAGATAAAGCAAGAATTAAACAAAGACTTAGTTATAAGATTAAGTTTAAGTGACTGGTCTATAAGCGCAACATTAGGTATTATAATGAGTCCAGAGTTGGAACTCGTTGTAATAAATAAGATAGATGAACTTTCAGTATTAGAAATGTCCCTCTTAAATTTTATGTGTAAACCAATTCTAGTTACATCTAGGTCTATAGATTCTTATAACGTCGTTAAGACCAAGATTATAGACTATGTTGATTTCAATTGTGATCTACGTAACCCAGAAAATTCTTTCATTAACTGGTATAGAAAGTGGGAACGACAATGAAGATGCTATCTCCAGTAATATTAGATACCATTAAGTGGTTGGCTTCTAATAACATAACTGATTTGTTTTCAGAGAAATCAATAAGTTATCTCAACACAAAAAAGCCTACAAAGCAAAAGAAAGCATTCGATGAGAAGAACTATCAGACACTGATTGATCAGTTGCCTGAGGGAATCTTTAATAACATAAGTGATCTAGTTAGCTATGTTAACTCTACTATAAAAGTTATTGCTAAAGATTCTATTAATTATTCTCCTCTAATTATTAGTCATAAAGAACTTAAACCTTGTAGACCAATGAAGTTCTATCAAGGTAACATCATTACTGGTAGAGATAAAGAGATAGATACAATACTGTTAGCATTGTGTAAGAAAAGTAAGCGAGGAACAATCTTAATTGGTGATCCTGGTGTTGGTAAGACTGCTATAGTGCAGGCAATTAACGCCAGACTAATACAGCGAACTGTACCAAGACAGTTAATAGGTTGTGAACTATTCTTACTAGAAACGCCACTGATCTTCTCAAAGTATAAAGAGGATCCAATAGGTACTATCATTGGTATCCTAGAGAAGGCAAGTGAATATGATAAGGCGATCCTATTCATTGACGAGATACATCAATTACTTGGTCAAAGAATGAATGATATCCTAAAGCCTTACCTCACAGAGAAGATAAGATTTATTGGTAGCACAACAATTAATGAGTACCATTCAATTATAACCGAAGACACAGCCTTAGAACGTCGCTTTACAATAGTACACGTTAGTGAACCAACCATTGATCAAACAGTGAAGATGGTAACAGGCACTAAGAGTGTCTTCGAGGAGTATCATAAATGCTCCATACCAGATAGCATATGTAAATACCTAGTCGAAACAGGTGGAAGATTTCTAGGCAATAGAAAGAATCCAGATAAGTCGTTGGACTTATTGGATATATCCTGTTCAATTATGTATGAAAATGAAATTAAAGTAGTGCATACTCCAGTTGAAAAAGTTGGAGATACACTTACTGATTTAGAAATCAATCCTAAAGAAATAGCATCTATAAAATCTGTGGTTGGACTTAGAACCTTAACAGAACAGTATGTCAACATGGCAATTTCTGACATGACAGGAGTTCCATACACTGACATTGTTAATAGTTTAAACTATAGTTCAGTAAGGGATAAGATAAAAACAGAAGTATTTGGTCAAGATAAACCTACAGAGGTTCTATCAAATATTGTTAACATTTTTCAACATGTTAAGCATGATAGAACTAGGCCTGTATCGATCATACTAGCTGTGGGTCCGACTGGAGTAGGAAAGAAACTTTGTGCTCAATCGTTAGCAAAGAATATCTTTGGTACCAAAGATTACTTTATTGACTATGATATGAGCTCATACAAAGACAGCTTTGCTATAACAGAACTAAAAGGTGCGCCACCTGGATATGTAGGCTATGCAAAGTCTGGTAGCTTAATTAAAGCTATCAGAACCAATCCATTGTCAGTAGTATATCTTAGAGGAATCGATAAAGCCCACGAAACAATCAGGCAGTATTTAATTGATGGTTGTCGGTCTGGAATGTTTACTGATTCCGCAGAAAGAGAAGCTAGATTAAATAATACTATTATAATTTTCTCGATAACATTATCTAAAAAAGAATATACAGAAATGTTAAGAGGAAAAGGTAGTAAGACAATGGGTTTCAGTGTAGCACAAAGCGACCAAGAAGCAAAACCTGATATAGATTCTTTAATACCATTAGTTGGTAAAGAACTAATCAATGTATGTGACGAGGTTGTTTTCTTTAACGAACTTACCAAGGAAAACTTAGAACAAATCTACGACGCAAATGTAGATTACTATCTAGATATGTATAAAAACGTGAGCCTAGATACAAAGCTATTGCGTAAAGAAGTTCTTACGAATGTTGAGAATG